CGCTGCCCCAGTGAAAGCTGAAGGCGCATCAATATCTTACGACAATGCACAAGAATCATTTACAGCTCGTTACAACCACGAAACGGTTGCAATGGGATTTTCCATTACTGAAGAAGCAATGGAAGACAATCTGTATGATTCACTATCTGCTCGTTATACCAAAGCACTAGCTAGAGGTATGGCATATACAAAGCAGGTTAAAGCGGCATCTTTGCTTAATACAGGCTTTACTACATTCAACTCAGGTGATGGTGTAACTTTGTTTTCAACTAGTCACCCAACAGTTGAAGGTGGTTCAAACGCAAACCGTCCTGCGGTTGCGGCTGACTTGAACGAAACATCCTTAGAGGAAGCGGTTATTAATATTGCTGCGTTCACTGACGAACGTGGTTTATTAATTGCTGCACGTCCTCGCAAGTTGATCGTTCCGCCTGCATTGATGTTTGTTGCGACTCGCTTGTTGCAGACAGATCTTCGTGTCGGAACAGCAGATAACGATATCAACGCACTTAACACTAATGGTTCTATACCAGAAGGTTATCGCGTAAATCATTATCTAACTGATAACGATGCGTTCTTCCTAACTACAGATGTTCCAAACGGCATGAAGCACTTTGTGCGTACTGCTATGCAGACATCTATGGACGGAGACTTCGATACAGGAAACGTTCGCTACAAAGCGAGAGAGCGTTATTCTTTCGGTGTATCAGATCCACTAGGAATGTACGCTTCACCAGGTGCATAACCTAAATAAATCTTTTGATTGGGGCGACTTCGGTTGCCCCTTTCTTTTTGTTTAAAAGTAAGCTACTCTGTCTGCATCCCTGACAGTCACATGGTGTGGCTGACTAACCCTAGACAGGAGATCAACATGGGTACGACAACTTTTTCAGGTCCGATTCGGGCAGGTAATATTAGAAACACAACGGGTACTGTCGTTGGAACAGACATAGCAAACGTTGGCTATGTTGTGATGACTCAACAACATGTAATGGACATTTCTGGCGGTGCTGTTGCAGCAGAAGCTACAAATGTAGTAATTCCCGCTAACTCAAAAATCGTAGACATAATTGTCGATTTAGAAGTAGCTGCTAACACTACAACAAATATTAGTGTTGGTGATACTGTAGGCGGTGCAGCAACTCTTGTTAATGCTGTTGCTTCTGGAACCACTGTAGGTATTAAACCTTTAGGTGCTTCTGGTGGTGGTACACTTACATGGAAGAACACTGGTTCAGCCGATTTAAAACTAACAGCTACTTCAAGCGCAGGTACGAATGCGGGATCAGTTGTTATAACAGTAATGTATGCTCAGGCTTTTAACACTGCTGTTCAACCTTAATAGGAGATAGACATGGCAGGACAAGAGGTACGAGCTTTTAACGTTGCTCAGTCAGGTTTCTCAGCAGGTCTAGTCGGGCCTTCTCGCAGCAGACTGCAAGGGGTTCTAGTATACTGCACCAACACAACTGCTTTTACGATCAAGAATGGTTCTGCCACAGGAGCCACACTTCTTGACCTTACAATGCCTGCGGGATGGAACGATGTGTTCCTTCCTAACGATGGCATACTGGCAGATGATGGTTGTTTTGTTTCTGCGTTGAGCGGATCTGGATCAGTGATTACTCTTCTACTGGAGTAGATATGGCTGTGAAGAAAAAGGGTGAGATGCCCAAACGCAACAAAAAGAATTTCCGTCCCACTAAATCTGGGGCGGGGATGACTAAAGCAGGTGTTGCAGCATACCGTAAAAAGAACCCAGGGTCTAAACTAAAGACCGCTGTTACTGGCAAAGTAAAGAAGGGCAGTAAGGATGCAAAGAGACGTAAGTCATTCTGTGCCCGTTCCGCAGGTCAAATGAAGAAGTTTCCCAAAGCAGCAAAAGATCCTAACAGTCGCTTACGTCAGGCAAGAAAAAGATGGAAATGCTAGATGGCAATTTCTCGTGCTCAGATGCCTAGTCAACTAAGAGGTAACAGAATGGAAGAAAAATCTGGATTCGCATCTACAGGCGACGATGTAAAAGATCTTGAACTAATCCGTATGGGTAAAGGTGGAAAGACTAAAAAGAAAAAGTCTAAGAGTAAAGTTAACCAAGCAGGTAATTACACTCAACCTACAAAAAGAAAACGTATATTTAATAGAATAAAAGCAGGTGGTAAAGGTGGAGCACCTGGACAGTGGTCTGCTAGAAAAGCTCAGATGCTTGCTAAAGCTTACAAGAAAGCAGGGGGTGGCTATAAAGACTAATGGCACTCAAAAAGTCTCAGAAAAGCTTAAAGTCATGGACGAAGCAGAAGTGGCGAACTAAAAGTGGCAAGCCTTCTACCCAAGGCAGTAATGCTACTGGCGAACGCTACCTCCCTTCTTCGGCTATTAAGTCTCTTAGCTCTGCTGAGTATGCAGCCACATCAAGAGCAAAGCGAGCAGGCAAGGCTTCAGGCAAGCAGCATGTGGCTCAACCTAAAAAAATTGCAAAGAAAACGAAACGACACAGAAGTGTAGTTACATAGGAAATTATCATGGCAGTAGTAACACCAGATCTACCAGAGTTATTTGAAGAAGCTTATGAACGGGCAGGTCTTGAGATGCGTTCAGGCTATGATCTTAGAACGGCTCGAAGGAGCCTTAACATTTTAACATTGGAGTGGCAAAACCGTGGGCTTAATCTCTTCACTATTGAATCTAATACTTTATCCATTACGGCAGGTACTGCGACTTATACGCTACCTTCGGACACGATTGACATCATCGAGCACCAAATCCGCACAGGTACAGGTACAAATCAAACCGATACCACCATCCAAAGGGTCAGTGTCGCAACCTACGCCCAACAAACCAACAAAGAAACGCAAGGTAGGCCGACCCAGATCTACGTCCAAAGGCTCCCAACGGAAACAAAAATAACCTTATGGCCTGTACCAGACAGCACAACAACGTACACTTTATCTTACTTTAGGCTTAAAGGTATAGATGGTCTGACTTCTGGTATAGGGTCTTCAGTTACATCTGTACCACCACGCTTTGTACCTGCTTTGGTTTCTGGGTTAGCTTATTACCTGTCTATGAAGAAGCCAGAGGTAGCTGCTAGAGCAGCGGCGTTAAAACAAGAGTACGAGTTTCAGTTTCAGCTTGCATCTGGCGAAGATGAAGAGACAGCGTCAATTAAGTTCGTTCCTTTTGATACGTTTATGGGTGGCTGATGAGTTACGCAAAAGCTAAATATGCCTTTGGTTTCTGTGACAAGACAGGGTTTAGATATCCTTTAAAAGATCTTGTGCCTGAGTATAATAATGGCGTAAAAACTGGTTTCCTTGTAGGAAGAGATGTTGCTGATCCAGATCAACCACAAAACTTTCTTGGTAGATTGAAGATAAATGATCCTCAATCTCTGCGTAATCCAAGGCCCGATACTTCTTTAGTAGAAAGCAGAGCCTTATACGGATTTAATCCTGTGGGGCATCAGGGAACTCTTATGACTGCATCAGTTGGAAGGGTAACGGTAACAATAACAGAAGTTGATAGAGTTACTGGCGTATCTGCAACAGGTAGCGTAGGTTCTGTGACTGTATCAGTAGTGACGACAGCACCAAGGTTTGACAGCACAGCAATAACTTTAGACTCTACTACAGACACATTTGACGAAGGATAGAACATGGCTTTACAAAGCGTAGGAATAGGAAGCAGTGCAAACGATGGGAATGGTGATACTCTTCGCTCTGGTGCAACTAAAATAAACGCAAACTTTACGGAGATATACGCAGCACTTGGAAACGGCTCAACTTTAACTGATATTATAGATACCAACGGTGTTATAGATGTAAGCTCTGGCGCAAACAAGATTGTATTTTATTATGCTGCTTTAGGCGATCTCCCAAGCGCGTCAACATACCATGGCGCTGTGGCACATGTGCATGCGACTGGGGGACTGTATTTTGCACACGGTGGAGCGTGGATTCGAGTTAATGATGAGACAACTGGCCCTGTAACTAAATACACCGCAGGAACAAACGGGTCATCCGCTTATACTTTTACTGGCCCTGGGGCTACGTCTGGTAATAATCCAAACTTTACTTTCTACAAGGGGCATACTTACCTAATTAACAACGCAGCTAATGTAAGCAGTCACCCTTTGCAGATAAGAACATCTAATGGCGGCTCTGCTTTCACTACGGGTGTTACAGACAACTACAATTCAACAACAGGACTGACACAATTCATTGTGCCTCATGAACCCTCCGATACATCTTTGGTGTATCAATGCACAAACCACAGTAGTATGGTGGGTAACATAACTATAGTCTAAAGGAGATCAAAATGGCTATGAAAAAGAAAGGCTACAAAAAAGGCGGCGCTGTTAAAAAGATGGGCGGTGGCAGAATGAAAAAGCCTGTTGCTATGAGTAAAGGTAGCAAAATAAAGAAGAAGACAACCGCTAAGAAAAGGGTAGGCGGTAAAATGAAAAAGACAATGTCAAGGGGTGGCGCTGTCAAAAAGATGGTCGGTGGCAAGATGAAAAAAACTATGGCTAGAGGTGGGGCCGTAAAAAGAAGAGTCGGCGGCAAAATGAAAAAGACCATGGCTAAAGGCGGTAAAACACGTAGATAATGCCCTACTTACAAAGTAATATACCGCATTTTAAATGTTGGGTTCGTCGTGAATACACTCACAACCACGAGCAGTATCACGGCGAATTTCTTCATGCTATGGCAATAGCGGTAACAACAATGCCGAATAGATGTTTAAGCTTTCAAGTTATCTTTACAGGATGTGAGGCTGATGAAGAAGGAGATGATAACGTACACGGTGGTGCTATGTGGGCTAGGATGCCCATAACTGCTTTAGTTGCAGATGAGCCGCTTGAAGAGTGGCCTGAGCCTATGGCAGTGCATGATGCACAACCCTGGGACTGTTCTTCTCATACACACGCTGTATACGTTCTTGACAGAGCTACACCATGTCCTTGGTTAGCAAAGATAAATGGTGAAATGTTCCCTGCAAAGTATTTGTTTACTGTTGACTATGCAGAAAACGAAATAGCTGATGATCCTGCACAACACAAACAAAGTCATGTTTTGCAGTTATTGGATGCAGGTGAGTGGACAGGCAATGTCGTTGCGCTTCCCAATAATCGTGTTCGAGTAACACATCCCGCTTGGTTTGAGACTGGGCAAGGCGCACCTGATTTCAGACCTTCACAACATATACACTATTCAAAAAGCGATTTAGACTATACACTGGACGTAAATAGAGTATTTGATAACCTTTATAACGAGGATTAGTAGCTATGGATAAAAAGAACCTTAAACCAGTCCCAGAAGAGAAGAAGACAAGTCTTGGTAAGTTGCCTACAAAAGTTCGCAATAGAATAGGATTTCAGGCTAGTGGCGGTAAAGTTAGTAAGATGGGTATGGGTGGTAAGTGCCGTGGTATGGGTGCAGCAACCCGTGGTGGCGCGTTTACTAGAAATGGATAAGTAGATGAATTACGCTGAGTTACTACAGCTTATACAGGATTACACGGAGAACGATGAAACGTCTTTCGTGACCAATATCCCTACGTTTGTGCGACAGACAGAAGAGCTGGTGCATCGTACAGTAATGATTCCAGAGCTTCGCAAGAACGTGACAGCAAACTTGGATAACGCAAATCCTTATATGGCTAGACCCTCAGACTTCTTGGCACCGTTCTCATTTGCCGTGGTAGATAGCAGTAATAACTACACATTCTTAATTGAAAAGGATGTAAATTTTATTAGAGAAGCATACCCAGATCAGACATCTACTGGTACACCTAAGTACTATTCTGAGTTTGATGGTGACTTTACATCAACAGGGTCTCCGGGTAACTTTATTTTAGGGCCAACACCTAATTCCA